TACATATAGACAATTAAATTCAGCCCCTCCAGCAAACCCAGATTCACAGATAATAGATTCTAGTTCAAATGAAGGACAATTCTTTATTACGGTTGGGACAAAGAATGTAATGAAGAGTTTACCGACAGATGAACCTGCCCCATTAGATAAGAAATTAAATTCATTGGTCGACCCAAGTAATAAATCAGAATTAATGAGATCTAAAAATATACATCTTTCCTCAGATGACGAAGGTGACGATTTTATTGATTTAACTGAAATAATTTAATTATATGAAAGATATTATGGCTGGCCGTGGTGCCTTCACTCATAGAAAAATTTCTGGCCTGTCTGGAGGAGATGATGATATTAATTCATCTATGTGGACAACTATTCGAATCAATAAATTATTAGAAGAAGTTGATAATGGAATGGATATCAAAGGTCTTCACCATTCACCGTTTAAAGACAATGATATTAATTTAAAAAGGGCAAATATGCCTTTCGAATATACACCAGAAGAGTGGGAAGAACTCAGGAAATGTAAAAACGATCTTCTATATTTTGCATGGAACTATTGTATGATTCAAACAGAGACCGGTGTACAGTTAGTAAAAGACGGAGGCGGGCTTCGTGACTTCCAAGAAGGAATATTAAACTCTTTTAAAAAGAACAAGTATAATATATTAATGGCAAGTAGACAAACTGGAAAATGTTTATCTATGTTATCTAGAGTAAAAGTAATTGATATAAAAACAAATAATGAATTAGAAGTATCAATATTTGAGATATATTTTGAATCAATTAAAGAAACTCGAAAATTAACGGGTATTGAAAAATTAAAATACTTTTTATATAAATTAATTTAATTGTTAATTATGAAATGTTTAAAAAATATAAATATGAATTGTAAAATTTGTAATTCTGCATTTATTGCACATCGTAGGTCAACTGAATTTTGCTCAAAAAAATGTTATTCAATTAATCTAAATCATTTAAAATATATTAATAAAATAGAAGGTCAAGATTATGTTATATGCAAATGGTGTAATATGAAACTTGAAAGAATTTTTGGGAATCACATTAGATTATCCCATCCAGATAAATCAGAAAAGGATTATTCATTAGACTTTCCAAATCAATTGCTATATTCAATTAAAGATAAAGAAAATTTTTCAAAATCTAGTGGACAGCATATGAAAACTGATAAATATAAAAAGATGTTTTCAGAAATGTTTTCAGGTAAAAATAATATTAATCATTCATCTAGAACAACGGACGATGAAAGAAAATCAAGATCTCCATTTTCTAAAAAATTCTATATTGATCGTGGATATTCTGAAGAATTTGCAATTAATAAAATTTCGAATTTTGCAAAAATGGATAAAAATCATTCAACTACTCTTAAATACTGGTTGGATAAGACTGGTGATGATATTGATCTTGCTAAAAAATTATTAAAAGAACGACAGTCTACTTTTTCATTAGAAAAATGTAAACAAAAATATGGTGAAGAAGAAGGTTTTCGCAGATGGAAAGATAGACAAGATAAATGGTTAAATAATTATAAAAAAAATAATTTTTCAAAGATATCTCAAATATTATTTAATGAATTATATAATATTATTAAATTTGACTTCAATGAAATTTATTTTGCAACACTCAATACGAATAAAGAAATAGATTTATCATGTGCAAAAAATTATGAATATAGATTATTATTAAATGATCGAATGATATTGCCAGATTTTTTAATTAATGATATAAAGACTATTATTGAATTTGATGGTGCATACTGGCACAATAAACATTTTGTGAATTCAACAAATAAAACTAGGGATCAAATTAGAGACACGTCAATTATTGGTTCTGGATATAGTGTATTCCACGTTAAGGAACTAGAATATAAGAGTAATCCTAAAAAAATTATAGACGAATGTCTACAATTTATATATGATAAAAAAGATAATTAAATACACAATACTTACTATTATTGAAATAATTGAAAAGATTCAATATTTTAAATTTAGATTTAATGAGAATAATGAAGATATTAAAATTATAGATACTCATTTTGTTGATAAATATTTGATTGAGACAGATAGCGGATTTAAGCCGATTACCAATGTTCACTTGACTCAACCGTATACTCAATATTATTTAGAAACTGAAAATTGTAAGTACTTAGAAGGAGCGGATAATCATATTTTATTTGATTTAAATATGAATCAGGTTTTTATTCATGATTTGAAAGTAGGTGACTTTATTCAAACAATACATGGACTGTCTCGAGTGACTATTCTACATAAGACTCGTCATAAATTAGCAATGGGAGACTTAACTGTTGCTAGTGAAGATCATAGATATTATTCAAATGGGATATTGAGCCATAATACAGTAACCTCTGCCATTTATATGCTATGGTTCTTATTATTTAATTCTGAAAAAACAGCACTTGTTGTTGCTGATAACTTTACAACAACAAAGGAATTAATCGATAAATTTAAAATTGGCTTAGACAATTTGCCATTTTTTATGAAGCCCGGAATAAAACATATTAACAGTGGAAATATTAAATTCGATAACGACTCACGTATTGTTGCTAGAACAACTACTAAGAAATCAGGTATTGGTCTCTCAGTCAACTTATTATATATGGATGAGTTTGCGCATATCAATGAGGCAAACTTAAATGATTTTTATAAAGCGATCCTTCCTACAATTACAGCCGATCCAAATGCAAAGGTAATTATTACGTCTACTCCAAATGGTAAGAATAAATTCTATGATATTTGGTCAGATGCAATTGCTGGATTAAGTGATTATGTTCCATTAAGAGTAGATTGGTGGCAAGTTGGAGGTAGAGATGAAGCTTGGAAGCAGGCTGTTATTGCCAATTTAGGATCAGTTGAAGATTTTAATCAGGAATATGGTCTTCAGTTCTTTTCATCAGATCAACTATTATTAAATTCGACTGAATTAAAGAGACTATATAATATTAAATCAAATTATGTAAGTCCTAATTTTGCATTAGAAGAGGATTGGCAGTTCTTAAATGAATATCTTTCATTTCATCCTAATTATGCAAAGCGATCAATAACTGACTTTAAGAGTGATCCTGCATATTATGTATTTTCAGTAGACACAGCAGATGGGGTAGGAGGAGATTATTCAATCCTAAATATTTATAAACTAGTTGCGTTACCAGTAAAGGAACTTCTTAAAAAGAAAGAGGCTGTTCGATCAGAATTAGATGCTATTTCAATTGTTCAAATTGGGCACTTTAGATCAAATGAAACGGATATTAATCAATTTGCTGCAGCAGTAGAATATGTTACATATAAAATATTTAATCCTGATCAAGTTAGGATCGTTCTTGAGTGGAATCATAAAGGTGAGCTTATTCATAATAGATTAGTCGATAATCCAGAATTTTGGACATCACAATTAGTCCATACGAAACATACTGAAATGGCAGTTAATGTAAAACCTGGACTAAGACTCGGGCCAACTAATAAAGTAAGATATTGCGAGAAGTTTAAATATTTAATCTCAATTAATAAGATAATTCCTACTGATTACTTAACTACTATGGAATTAATGTCATTTGGTAAATCTAAAGGTGGCACATATCGAGGACAGAATGGGAATGATGACCTTGCTATGACTTGTGTAAATCTTTCACCTTTCTTTGAATCATCTCAATATTGGGATCTAGCTACATCAACATATGAATCAACTACTCCAGAATATCGAAAAGAAATTGAAGAAAAGATATTTAGTTTTTTTAGATCTGGTAATGCAAAACCGTTATATGATTATGATGCATTGAGAGGAATGAATGCTTCATCCAATGGAGCAGAAGACGATCGATCAGTCAGACGTCATGTATTTGATATTGAATCATTGGAAAAAATGAATGCAATGAAAAATAAATTTTTTAAAAGTTAAATTTTTTTTAGTATCATAATATAAAAATATTGTGTAATTCTAAAATTATGAAAACTCTTAAATTTCAAGGCGAAATTGGACTCGATGATGTATTCAACCGCCATAAGATAGAGATATATGATAATCTCTTGAAATCAATTAAGGAACACTATTTAGATCTAGATAACAATGAGGTGACTATTGTTAAAATCTCGATTAATTCGACGGATTATACAATTAACTTGTCTAGAGAAAAGTTTGTGAGTGGATTAGAAGGAGCAATTTCTTTTTATGAATCTTGTGAAGAGTATGAAAAGTGTGCAGAGTGCTTAAAAATAATAAAAGTACTCAATAAAAAAAATAGTATTAATGTATAACTTATGGGATATGAATCAACTAACATCAAAATTAACGAGAGAATTCAAGAAATATCTGAACGCCTTCTACGTAAAGAAAGTACTACTCGTGAAACTAATGAATTAGCTTCATTAATTTATCCAAAATTGAAATATTATATTTGGAAATTTTGTAAAAATGAATTTGATACAGAAGAAGCTCTGCAGTTTACATTAAAAAAGATTTTTAAGAATATTGCTCAATTTGATTTTGAAAAAGGTAGATTTACCACGTGGATCTATACTATTGCTAGAAATGAAACTCTTTTTTATCTACATCAATTAAAAAAGAATTCACATTATGATATTGAGACAGTATTTGCAAAAGTAGATAAGCCAGGAGATTTGGTAGAATCTGATACTTTTGGAGATATTGATATGTTATATCAAACTACTATAGATGAGATATTTTTAATAGAAGACGAATTATTAAAAAATATCGCAATTGATAAAATGATAAACCATAAAAAAGTTAGACAGATTGCTCTGGATTATGAAATAAATGAGAATACTGTTAAAACAAAATTAAGAAAAATTAGATTAGATATTAGAGTGTCTATACTAAAGAAGAATCCTCAATTTGAAGAAAAAATAAAATTTATATTATTATGATACTTGATTATATTGAACCGACTAGGATATACAAGAGACTTGCTAAGCATGTTGAAGAATTAACGAAGTATTCAAAATTTAAAAAAATTATCGCTGAACTAAATTCTCAAGGGAAGCTTGATGAAATAGGATTAAAAGTTGATTCGAATTCAAATATGTATATAGGAATTGATTTAAATCCTGAATTATTATTATATTCGGAAACTTCACAAGAATCAGTAGAACTTAAATTAGTTGCTGAAAAAATGAATCGGTATAATGATTTCCTAACAAAAGAGGGAATACTTGATGCTATTAAAGTTGATTATGAAAGAATTCAAACAGATGCATTCTATGGATATATTCTTCAGATAGGATTTAAGTTTAACGAATATCGTCGATCAGATCTTATATACGGATCAGTTTATTTTTCAGCATTATTTATTGCACTAGCTTTAAGTATATCAGTAATCTTATAATAAATAATAAAAAATATTATTTATGAAAAAATTTAATGACTTTCTTGATAAACATTATAGAAAATTACTTGTATTTTTAGTAATAGTGATTTTCTTTAATACTTGTGGGAATCCTACTAAATCAGTTAATAAAAGACTTGATTCAGTATCAAATAAAATAGATTCACTAGAATTAATTACAGTAACTAGAACAGATCTAAAAATAGAAGGCTTAAAATCTGAAAAAAGGATGATTCAATCAACTGATCGTAAATTATTTGATATGAATCGCCAATCTGAAATAGATAAAGAGATTTCAGAGTTAGAAAAATAATAATTTTTAAATGTTAAATTGGATAAATCGAAATAAAGAATCATTAATTAGAATAGCTTTTTTAATCCCAATATTATCAGTTGCAGCAATATCAATTTCTCACGTAGTTAGATGGTATGACTTAGCTAATCCTATAAGCTGGGCAGTATATCTTTCAATTGCAATAGAAGTTGCAGCAATGTCTGCTATTGCGGCATCATCAGTAAAAGTAAAAGGCTTTTCAGTATGGTTTGTTTTTATTATAGTAACACTTATTCAATTTATTGGAAATATTTATTTTAGTTATACTGAAATTGATATTAATTCAAGCGGATTTAAAGATTGGGCAGAATTAACGTTTCCATTATTTGATTCATTTAGTGATACTACTGATTTACTAGCTCAACGTAGATTACTAGCATTATTGGAAGGTGGATTACTTCCACTTATTTCATTAACATGTTTACACTTTTTTATTAAGTATGGTGATATTGATAATGAAGTACCTACTCAAGTAGTAGATGAACCGTTGCCTACTAAAGAAAAGATTGTTTCAAATAAGGTTTGGGAAAAAGTTAAAGATTTAAGAGAAGATGGAAAACTTCCTGAAATATCAGAAGAAGATAAATTAGGTGAGCCATCTGCTCTTGCATTTACTCAATATGAAGAACCATCAATTGATGACAATGTTATTTTTATTGATTATCCTGAAGAAAATGATATTATTCCTGAAAAAATTCGTATTAAACCTGGAGTTTTACCAGATAGACCATTCAATAAACTGAGAGGTTCGTAAATAAATAATAAAAAGTTTTACGAATGTCTATTAATTTAAACGCAGTATGTGATTGTTGTGGAGGATCTGAAAATCAGCCCATTCTTCAAGTATTCGACAATAAAACCTTTGGTATAACTGATGGTAAAGAAATTACCGAAGAGTTTAGTCTAAAGGATTTTGCATTCCCGACCGACGGATATTCATGTGTTGGAGTTAATCTAGATTTAACTGGAGGAGCACAAGAACTTTTTAATAATAACTTACCTATTCCACTAGCTACCCTAGTAAGTGGCAAAGCATATGCGAGAGGAATACTTCTTAAGATAACTTATCCAACTAACGATTCAAATTCAGAAGAAATATTAATTGCTGATAAGAATGTTAAATTAACAATTGAGACATATGATGGTATATCAACTGATTATCCATTATATAACTTCTTTTCAATATTTACTAATCCTAAATCAAATGATCCATCTCAATTAATAAATAAGATAGAAGTTACTAATACTCATGCTAGCTATCAAGTTAGAATAACTGCATTAGTTTTACTAGGAACAGCTTTATAAAAAATTAAATAGAATGTCAAATTACGCAACTGAAATAATTGTATTGGAAGCAGGCAATGTATACACACCTACATTCATTAGAACAGATCGTCGAAGAGCAGCAAATGAACCTACCTCACTAGGTAAGATTCAAATCGGCGATACTCAACAATATGGTAATACTCTAGGCCCGATCTTTAAAGTGGAATTTGCAGACTTGACTTCTGCTAACACTGCAACTCATATAAAGGTTTGGGGATTATCAAATGATGATACAAATGCTCCACTATATCCAATAGTATATTTACTTTCAACTAGAACAATAATTGATGTTTATTTAAAGAAATTTATTTTTTGTGATTCTCTAGGAAATGAAGTAGATGAGTCTGGAAATTATTCTATTTTTGGATATAAAAGAAACTCAATGCCAATCTCTTACTAATGATAAAGATCGATAGACTTAATGAATGGAGTGCAATGAGTGCAATGACTAGTGGTAATTTTGCCAAAGGTCTTCCTTTTTATGGAACCAAGGGTGATTTTAACTTTACTGCTGGAAAGAGTCAATTTACTCCAGGTATTTCAGTAAAACAAGTTCCTCTTACTGATATGTCAGTAAATGGAGATCCTGGATATACATCATTTGATTTAGCCGTAAGCAAGCTTAAATTTTATTTTAAACCTGGTGATAGAGTTAGAGGAACTATTGTAAATTCACAAATTAATTCTGAAAATGGTAAAGTAATAATTGGTAAACTTGATAAAATTGTTCCAAATTATTCAAATAGTAGTATTAGAGCTTGGGTAAAAAATCCATCAACTTTAGAATCAACTGAGATTTATGTAGATACAATAGAAAGAATTTATGAAACCGCTTCTATAAAGGCACTATGCTTTTCTCAATTTATTGATTCATAAAAAAATAAATTATTTATGTTAAATTACGATCAGCGAAGTATTGCACCTACTGGATATTATTTAAATATTTTACCTGACCCTAGAACTGGGTTACAATTGTACGGATTCTTATTAAATAGTATGAATGGGGTAGAATTTTCTGAATTATATGTAGATGGAGTAGATGTAATGACTACATGGAATCTTGCAGGTAAATTAATTTACAGAGATATATTCTGTCCACCAAATAAAAATTTTACGGCATACACTTTAGTTAGTGGAGAAGTTTTTGAATTATCTGAATAAATAAGATTATAAAATAATCTAATTTATTATGCCATATGGGTATTCGGTAACGGATCGCTTCCCTTTAGGTGGATCAGGCGGATCTGGTACTTCTGGGACTAGTGGTACTTCTTCAATAGGACCTCAAAATTATTCTCAAATCCTAGGACCACAAGTAAATAATGTTAATTCTAACGGATCAACTATTATTTCAGGAGCAATTACAACAATTGGAGGACCAGTAAATATTACAGTTACTGGTGATGCTAATCCTACTGGCGGAACAGGCTGGGTTAGACTACAAATTTATAGAGACGGATCACCAGTTGGTCAAATCGTACAGGCTGAACAATCTGCAGCTAACTTAAATGTTCCATATGCATTAACATTTATTGACACACCATCACCTGGTACATATACTTATTCAATGAGAGTAGTAGGAATTGCTGGCACTTTCCAATTTGGTGAAGCCAGTGGACCTACCTTAACTATGATAGAATTAACTGGCTCAGGTTCTAGTGGTACTTCTGGTACCAATGGTACATCTGGTACTAGTGGAATAGATGGTACATCAGGTACATCTGGCTCTACAGGAACTTCTGGAACTAGCGGTACTTCAGGTACAGATGGTACTTCTGGTACTGACGGTACTTCTGGTACTGACGGTACTTCGGGGACAAGTGGAACTACAGGAACAAGTGGGACTTCTGGTACAGATGGTACTTCAGGTACATCAGGAACCAGTGGGAATACGGGTACAGATGGTACTTCGGGAACTTCAGGTACATCGGGTACAAGTGGAATAAATGGCGTATCAAATAATTTGTTTTTATATGAAGCTGATGCAAACACTTTTTCAGGCGCACCTTCAGGTGGGCATATTCTTTGGAATAATGCTACACAAATAAGTGCTACCCAAATAAACATAAATCACTTAACAGATACCCCGATAATAGATATTGATATATTTATATCTTTATGGCAAACAGGGCAAAAATTAACAATACAAGACAGAAACAATTCAGCTAACTATCAAGTATGGACAATTAGCAATACTCCTACTTACGTTTCTCCAACTTATTGGACAATACCTGTTACATTGGTATCATCAGCAGGAACGGGAACAACAGGATTTGCTAATAATCATGAAATATTTGTAGCCATATCTGCTTTTAGTGGAACAAGTGGAACAAGCGGAACTACAGGTACTTCGGGTACTTCTGGAAGCAGTGGTACTTCTGGAAGCAGTGGTACTTCAGTAGCAGTTTCAGGAACTACAAATACAGTGGCTAAATTTACAAGTGCCACAACAATAGGAAATAGTAATATTACAGATACAGGTTCTTTGATTACTTTAGGTAGTAATACTACAATTTCAAGTGGTGCATTAGGTATTGGTACTACTTCATTAACTGATACTAACTTTTATTTGAATAGAAGTTTAACAGGAAGTACAGTTGCAATAAGTCAAAGAATTGAAGGTGCAGTACAATCTGATGTAACAAGTCAGGCAATAGGATTAAGAATTGGTTTATCAACTGCTGCTGCTGCATTTACAGTTGGAACTGTATGGGGTGTGAGAGTAGCTAATACTTCATTAGGAAGTACAAGTGCAATTACTGAACAATATGGATTTGGTGTTGCAGATTTAACATCTGCTTCTTCTATTCAAGCAGCTTTTGAAAGTAGAGTAAGTGCAGGTACAAATAAATATGGTATATATTTTACTGGTACTGCTAACAACTACTTAGCAGGTTCTTTAGGTATAGGTAGTACAAGTTTAACAGGATATTCACTAAGAGTAGGTAAAACTATAACAGGTAGTACTTCTTCATTTGCAGTAAGACAAGACGGAAATGTGCAATCAGATGTTACTTCAGATGCAGTAGGATTTAGAAATGATTTGAATACTGCTGCGGCTGCATTTGCACTTACTAACTATTTCCATTATTATGCCATTCAAAATACCATTGGTGCAGGTTCATCTATTACAAATCAATATGGTTATGCAGCTACAGGTTCAATGACAGGTGCTACAAACAACTATGGTTTCCATGGTGGTATTCCAAGCGGTACTAACAGATGGAATTTATATATGTCAGGAACTGCTGAAAACTATTTAGCAGGAAATACAGGAATAGGTGTTTCTCAAAACTTGGTTTCAAGTGGTCCGATTTTAACAACTACTTTAACAAATGGTGGTAGTGGTTATGTTGATGCAACTTATACTGATGTAGCATCTATTGTAACAAGTGGTAATGGTTTAGAGGCATTATTTACTATTGTTGTAAGTGGTGGAATTGTTACTACTGCAACATTAACTTGGGGTGGTAATAATTATAAAGTAGGAGATACAATAACAGTTTCTAATACTTTATTAGGAGGTTCTGGTAGTGGTTTGATTATAACAGTAGTAACTGTTGATTCATCAATATTAACTATTGCAAGTACAACAGGTGCTGATATTACATTACTTAGAAATGACCAATCAACAACAATAGGAGAAAATCTTGGTACAATTAAATGGGGTGCTAGAGATACAAGTTTTAAATCAAGTGGCTTATATGCTGAAATAGGTGCGTTTGCAGCAGGTACTTCAGGTGGTGCATACTTATCTTTCTTTACTCGTTCACTTACTCAAGGAACTTCTTTAGTAGAAGCTATGAGAATAGGTAGTGAGGGTGGGGTAGGTATTGGTGCAACGGCTTTAACAGGATATTCTTTAAGAGTATCTAAGAATATTACAGGAGCAACAACTGCTTATGCTATTAGACAAGATGGTTCAGTTCAAAGTGATGTTACATCAAGTGCTTCTAACTTTGCATCTTTTACAAATACTGCTGCTGCTTCATTCACACTTGGTTCATATACTCACTTTTCTGCTCAACAAGGAACGATTGGAGCAGGTTCAAGTATTACATCTCAATTTGGGTTTTTAGTAACTTCTAATATGGTAGGTGCTACTAACAACTATGCATTCTATGGTAATATAGGTGCAGGTTCAAATGCTTGGAATATCTATATGAATGGTACTGCTTCTAACTATATGGCAGGTTCATTAGGTATCGGTAGTGCAAGCTTGGGTAATGGATATAATTTAAGAATAAGTAAAAATATTA